GCCCATGCCCCCTCGGGGGAGTGGTTCTGCTGGGTCAACAATCAAGGCGAAGCGTTCAGTCCTCACTCAGTTGTCTGGCGGGTAGAAATGAATGACCACATTGGGCAATTACCTCCTCGACACGCGGCGGTTGCTGCATGATGCAAATGGCAACTTCTGGACGGACGGCGAACTAACGGACTACATCAACGCCGCTCGTATCAGAGTGGCGGCAGACACCGGGTCTACCCGGTCGCTTCAGACGTTTTCCCTGGTGATGGGGCAGGAATCCTACCTGTACTCGGCGCTGCCTCTCGGTTCTCGCACGATTGACCTAATCAACCTCACGTTGCTGTGGGGCAATATGCGCGTGCCGATGAACTATATGCCGTTCACGGAATTCAACGCCAGGATGCGTGTGTGGCAATCCTATCTGGGTCGTCCTGTTGTGTACACCGTATACGGCCAAACGACGGTCATGGTTGGTCCGATCCCCGATCAGGTCTATGTGACAGAATGGGACACGGTGCTCGAGCCGACGCCACTCGTTGTCGTCCTCGACGTGGATACGATCCTGTCTCCCTACACCGAACCGATCCCATACTACGCAGCGTACAAGGCGAAATACAAAGAGCAAAGTTATCAGGAAGCGCAAATGTTTCACGACGAATACAAGGCGAAGGTGTTTGTCGCTCTGCGCTCTGCGATGACGAGACGCCTTCCTTCGGTGTATTAAGGCGGCGCGAGCATGGCCGCACCCAACACAGACAACAAATTTGACCACCAACTGATAGAGTTTGGAGGGGTCAACACTCAGGCCGCTCGGCAAGCAATCGAGGACGACGAGTTTTCATGGCTTGAGAATATGCAGCCAATCGGCTACGGACATCTGACTTCCGTACCGGCAGCGGTCAACCTCGGCGTGACCTTCAGCGGCGCAACCGCGTATTGGATGCGCGGCGCGAATATCGCCAACGTCGAATACATGATGGTGTTCTGTACCAACGGGGCAGCCTATCAGGTCAACATATCCGCTGGTTACGCGAAAACAACGATTGGCGCTGCTGGGACATTCAACGGCAGCGGGACCAAGTTCGATCAGTGGGCGAATGAGCGCATCGTAATCGTTGATCCGACGAAGGGTGTGTTTTCGTGGGACGGGACGACGCTTGTCAATCTGGTATCGGTTGCGACATTCACCGGGACGATCGCCGCGACAACGCTTACAGTTGCGGCAACTCTGGTCGGAACGGTAGCGGTCGGGATGGGAGTAACGGGTGCGGGCGTAACTGCAAACACGATCATCACCGGCTTCATCGGCGGATCGGGAGGATTGGGGACGTACACAGTCAACAACACGCAAGCAGTAGGACCTGTAGCAATGGTCGGCACCCCAGTCGTTCCAGCTGTCGGCACATCTGTTGCGGTCTATGCAAGCCGTGTGTGGATAGGGAACGGTAGAACGGTTTCCTTCTCTGCGCCTGGGTCGTACACAGATTTCACCGTTACAGATTTCGGCGGTTCGTTTGTAATAAACGACTCGACGATGCACTCGACGATTACGGCATTGACAACGGCAAACGGGTTCCTGTACGTCATCGGGTCGGATTCGATCAACGTAATATCGGATGTCCGGGTAAGCACCTTGACTACGGTTGCGACCACGTTGTTCTCGAATCTGAACCTCGTAACGACGGCAGGCACGCTCGCACCAGACAGCGTCGTGTCGTACTTCAGAACCGTGTGGATGGCTGCGCCCTACGGATTGTATGCCGTGACTGGATCGACCGCGCAAAAGGGCAGCGACAAACTCGACGGTGTGTATGGGTTGATTTCCAATACATCGGCCATCAGCGGCGGCGTGGTGGTGCTGAACGACATTCTGTGCCTGTGCTTTCTCGGTCAATACCTAGACCCGATCAACGGCAGTCGCCCTCTGCTTTTTGTGTATTTCAACAAAAAATGGTTCTTTTGCAGCCAGATTTCGACACTGACTTTCATCGCATCGTCATCTGTTGCTGCAAAGCCAACGATGTTCGGAACGGACGGGACGACGTTGTACAAGCTGTTCTCCGACACGGGCGCTTCCATTTCGCAAAAGGCGCAAACAAAGTTGTGGGACTTCGACAAGCCGCTACTCGATAAACAGGTGTTGAAGGCCGGTATTTCGATCATCATGCCGCAGGTGCTTGGCACGATCAGCACGACGATTGACAACGAGTATTCTTCGCAGATCGCATCGCTGACTGGAACGAACACCGTGACGTGGCAGAACAACAGCTATGTGACCGTCCAATGGTTCAACAATCTTTCTCAGGCGGTGACGTGGGCGAATTTCGGCTATGCGTGGTATCGGGCCGATGTGTCTAGTTACGGCAAATATGCAGGAATGACGATCACGACGACGGTGCCCGGAGTAGATTTGATCGCGGCACAACTCCAATACGAACTTCGAGCAAGGTGGTGACAATGGCTATCCCGTACACATTCGCAGCACAATCAGGGCCGATTCCGCTTTCAGAACTGGATGCAAACTTCGCTTACGTGTTGGCGAACGCAGGGGTCGGAAGCGCCTCGACGCTTGAGCGCCAGACGGCAACGGCAGGACAGACGTATTTCACGCTCTCAAATGCCTATGTGCCTGGATCGCAGAATCTAACGATCTTCACGAACGGCAAGAAGGATTCGCTCACGCTTGACTACAGCGAAACAGATACGACGCACGTAACCTATGTTTCGCCTGGGAAGTCTGTCGGGGACATCGTAGAGTTTTTCGTCAACATAACTTCTGCGGGATTTACAACCAGTTCTGCGCTCGTCAGCTATCAGCCGCTCGGCGGGACGCTTACTTCGGCCCAAGCAAAGTTGCGCGAAATCGTGAGTGTGCTGGATTTTGGCGCGGCACCTACAGCGCCAGCAGCAACGAATGCAGCCGCATTTGCTGCGGCGTGGGCGGCATCTAATCCGCAAGCGGTTTTGATCCCTGCGGGGACGTATAACTTTATCGGTGCGGTAACAGGATCGTTCTATTCGTTCGGAGTAGTCACCCTAACGGCTGGGTCTGTAACGAACATCAATGTGTTTACTCAAGCCGTAACTGGGCCTGCTGGTGCTGCCGCTAACAATGTCGCAGTATTCAATGGGGCGACCGGAACCATAATAAAGGATGGTGGAACACTTGGAACTGCGGCGTTCACGGCAGCGACAGCATATCAACCAGCGGACGCAGATTTGACCACTTGGGCTGGGATAACGCCTGCTGCTGGGATAGGGACATTCCTGGGTACTCCAACATCGGCAAATCTTAGAGCAGCAGTAACTGATGAGACTGGTACTGGACTTGCTGTGTTCAATAACAGCCCCGCACTGATTACGCCGACATTGGGTGACGCATTTGCAACCAGTTTATCAACGCCGGGAACTATTGCGATAGGAGGAGGCACGGCGAATGGGCAGTATCTCACAGTGCAAGCATTGTCTGAAGAAACGACAATTTTAGCTGGTGCTACAACCACAACGGCTATTTTAATGCCTGCCGGAGCAATCATTCTGGCGGTGACGGTTCGTGTGACTACAGCAATTCCAGCGAACGCAACGAGTTTCAGCGTCGGAGATGCAGGTAGTGCAACGCGATTCGGAACTTCTGCAACCATATCTATCAACGTGAATACGACAGATGTTGGAACAAAGGCAGGAGCGTACTATAACGCGAGCGCACTAGGAATCCTGCTGACGATGAACGGAGGAAACCCAACGGCGAATACAGGGCGCGTTCGCGTTACGATCCACTACATCTCATTAACGCCAGCCATATCGTAGAGTTAAATGGCAAAGCAGACAATCAACGTAGGAGCTGCCGCCGACGACGGGACGGGCGACGCTCTACGCACGGCGTTTCAGAAGTCAGTCTCCAACGATGCGGAACTCTACACGGCCCTCGGTGGCTCTCCCCTCCCTGCGTCCCTCCCCGTAGCCAACGGCGGGACGAATAGCACAACGGCCCTGTCGGGCTCCACCATCGTCATATCCAACGGCACGGCCATTGTGCAGGGCACTGCGGGCACGACTACGACGCTACTCCACGGTAACGCGGCAGGAAATCCGACCTTCGGCTCTGTCGCCGTGAGCGATTTGGACAGCACACTAGATGTGACCGGGTATGCCTCATGGACAGGGTTTACGATTGAGGCGGTCTCGGCTGTCGTTACCTCAGCCGCTGGCGTGGTGACGCTGACTTACCAGAAGTCCGGCGGAGGCGATATCACCGCGATCTTCAGCAGCGGGGCTGTGACGATAGACTGTACGCCAGCACTAACTCTGGTTCTTCCGCCGGGGACGGATACTGTTCCGATTCATTATCGCTGTTATATCCTCAAAGCTACTCCGACGGTACTCACCAGCTCCACGGTAGGCTTCCCCACAGGGACAGAGTACATCCCCATCGGAGAGTTTGTCATTCCGAGTGCGGCAACCACACTCACTTACGGCGCATATCGCGTCCAAGCGTATCAGGAGGACATC